TAAGCTTTAGCTAACATCTGAGCTTTACGAGCAGACCACTGTCCTGCTTTACCACCCTTAGTGCCGGCTTTTATTCTATTAAAAATACGCTTACGCATTGTAGGTTTAGTATAGTTACCTGCTTTGTTTACTGTTGATTTTTTTTTAGCAGCCATTACCATTTCACCTTATTAGCCCAGTAAGCTGCGGACATCTTACCTTTTTTTATATTAGCACCATGTCTAGCTTTAAAAGACCTAGCTCTTGCTGTATTAGTCCTGTCACCAGTTTTACCTTGTTGACCGAACCTAATTGTTTTAATCTTATCACCTACTTTAGCCACAACAATATGTGATTTAGTTTTGTGACTAGGAGTTCTTTTAGGTTTGTTAAAACCAGAAACTCCTGCTCTTTTTAATCTACTGTCTTTTTCTTTCGGCATTAGTGTATTATCCTATTTTCTTCTATATCTGAATGTTTTAACTCATGTATTTCGCCTATAACAAGTAGTCCGTGTTCTAATGCTACTCTATTAGCTTCTGCTACTGTATGAGCTTTAATATAAGGACCTATAATAACACCTGCATCAGCTTCTATAAACTCTGTTATCCATACTTTCATTTCTTTTTTCTCATTAATTTATCTTCTGTTCTCTGAAAAGACTTTTCTAAAAAGTTATTAAGTACGTTATCAAAAAAGTTTGCTACTTTATACAGATACTTCTTCATAATCACCGTCTTCTGCAGATAAATCTACAGTTTCTTTTTGTGGTAATATGAATATTCCTCCTTGAACATTATGATTAATGTCCATTCGTTCTCTTTTTGAAACTCCTACTCTATCGAGTATAGTTTGTGCAGCTTGTAGTTTAATATTAGCTTGAGGAACAACATCAGCATCCTCCATAACTTCTATAAGTTTAAAAGCTGCGGAAGGGGCTTCCCTCGCAAGTACGTCTGAGGCTAAATCCACTATCTCTTGTTTAAGTGATTGTATAACTTGGTAGTGATTTCCTGCGTATCCCGCAAGTTCCGCTGAAAGTTTGAGGTTTCCTTTAGTTTCTATAACATTTTGAAGAAAACTCTCTTGTTTTTCTGTTAATTTACGCTGTGTAGGTAAGTTATTCATATGTAAACTATTATAGCTAGGTTATAGCATTTGTCAAGTTTTAAAATAATGCTTGACAAAACTCTAATTCATCTATATACTAACTATATAGGCTGCCGGGGTTAAATAGTATATATCCTGCCCTATAAAACCCGACCAAACCTTCCCACTTTATAGCCCCCGACCAAGCCTGTTTAGACTTTTAATCTAATAAAACTATTAGCTCTCTATAAAGAAGCAATAAAGCCTATAAAGTTAACACTTCAAAACTCTGTAAAATGTGTAATAATGTGCATATATATACCGGGGGTGGGGTGGTCTCCTGCCTCCCCTCTTCAGACTTCATAAATCTTTCAAGACTAATGTTTTTTTTATATAACATTTTCTTTTTAATAGACTCAATAAAATTAATAAACTTGATAAGCTTCTCAGAGTTATTTAATAAACTTTATAGATTTAATAAACTAGATAAGCTTTTAAATATTGTTAGATACGTTTTCTTTTTAAGGTGTTCAAGGTTTACAAAGCTATGAAGTCCTATTAAGTGCTAGTATTTTAATTCTAAAGACTTTTCAGAACTCCAAAGAAGCAAGCTTTTATATAAGCTTAGATAGTTTTTAAAGATTAAATAAACCTCTAGAAAACATTTATAAATATCATCTAGAATTTTTAAATGGTAACTAGTAAAACTTTATAGACTTAAGACATCTTCTAAGACCATCAGAGCTGTTTAAAATTTAATGTAAGGGTCTTATATGGCTATTAGATTTAATAGCTTAGAACGTATGCTTTTATTTTAGACAAAAAAAAGGGCTACTAGAAAGTAACCCTTTAAATTAAGTTAGTTAATGTTTAGAAGTTAGAACCTCTAAACTCTACGCCCTCGAATTGACCAAATTTTCTAATCATAGAAAAAGCATGTCTTCGTGCATGTTCATAAGATTTAAAATATTCTGAATCTACACTCTGAGAACGTTCTATTTTTTTATTTTGAAAGTTAAAGATAGAATTTAAAACTACATAATAATTTAAATTAGAGCTTCTAATTTCAAGATAGTTTTCTATATCCTCGCTATTGTGCATTATTTCACCGCCATTTTTTTAGATACTTTTTTAATTGTTGCTGTTGGTAAATATCTTTTGGGCGTTTTTTTAGCATCAATTAACTTTTGGACTTGATGATTTAAAAGACTAGTTTTTAGTCTAACTTTCCAATCATAGCGAATCTTTCCGCTATCATCATTTAACCTTTTAAAGGTTTCACAATATAAAGCGGATTTAATTTTATTATAAAGTTTTTTATCGCCCTCTTTTTCCGCCAATTTCCACGCTAACAAATTTATTTGTTTGAATGTTATTGGGTTATTTTTATTTTCTTCAGTTATGTATTTGTTTGACATAATTTTTTTCCTTAAAAAATAACAAGATTAATTTCTTGTCATTCCCTATAAATTACACGTTTTTTTTCTATCAGTCAAATTTATATTTTTTGCAGCTATTACTCTAAATATTACTATTAATATTATGTATTCATCCGGTTGTTTATAACCAGGAATAAGTGTTTTCGATGCGAGAATGCAAAATTTTATTCTTTTAAATACTTGTATTAACGATATTAATAATATTTAAACTCTAACTTGTAACAACCAGGAGAAATAATTTTCTCTGCGAGAATGCCTTTTCCTTATTGTGATAAATAATAACAAAAGGGGTCAGAAAAAAAAAACTTGACACCATGAAAAAATTCATCCAAAGTATGGGGGTGGAGAAATTCACAGAAGCAGTAAAGTTTTTTAATATAGAGAGTTTTTTATTACATAAAATTTTTTCCCTCTTTATCCTAATATACTTTATAGTTCTTTATAGTTCTATAAAGTATCTTTACTGTTTCTTTTTGTATTTTACTGTTTCTTTATGGAATTATATAGAAGACTATATAGATTATACAACTTAAAAAAATTATGTCAAGTTTTATCGTTCTCTGTAAGAGAATGTTAAAAATTTAGGGTTAGCATATAGAAGAGGTAAGCTATTAAATTGATACCTGTACTCTACTTGGATTCCAAAGCTTAGGCTAGTCGACAATAGTATCAAACGAGATTATAAACAAAGCCCTAAATAATATTAATATATAAAAAAAAGGAGAAAAAATGTCAAACATAAAAATAGAACTTAATAAGTCTTTCTTTAAGAGTTCACCTAGAAATCCATTGGATATACCAACAAAGAAATTGGATAAACCATTAGAAACCGGTTATGAAGTATATGAGTGGTTAAAAAGAAATTGTTTTTTAACTAGTCGTTATGCTTTTAGAGGTAGACCTAGAGGAAAAGGATGGTGGGATAGTATGCCTTTAACTAAAGCAGAAAGAATAGCTCTTTACATAGACGAGAAACCCTCTTACATTATAAAACTAAGGCAAGAACATTTAAGACAGAACGAATTGCAAGAAATACAAGATTATTTAGATGAGCTTAACAAAGCAATGCAACATTATGAATCAAATCATAATCAGAAAATTAATGTTAAATCCAGGAGTAATAACAAATGAAAGTTTTAGTAGCTTGTGAATATAGCGGTGCAGTCAGAGATGAGTTTTTAAAATTGGGTCATGATGCTTTTAGTTGTGATATTTTACCATGTGAAAGTAATTATAAAAAAGAAGAACATAGACATTTTAAATGTGATGTCACTGATATGCTCAGAGAAGACCAAGAATGGGATTTAATCATAGGTCATCCACCTTGTACTCATTTGGCTGTTAGCGGTGCTAGGTGGTTCACAGAGGGTAGAAAACCATGGTCTTTACAAGAAGAAGCTCTTGAGTTTGTTCAGTTATTAATGGATGCTCCCGCAAAAAGAATCTGTATTGAAAATCCGGTTTCTGTAATTAGTACAAAGATTAGAAAACCAGAACAAATTATACAACCATATCATTTTGGACATACAACAATGAAAACTACATGTTTATGGTTAAAGAATTTACCACCTTTAAAACATACAGAGGTAGTAGAACCTGAAATGATAACTATGAAAAATGGTAAGAGAATGAATAAGTTTCATTACGATACTTTTAAACTACCACCAAAAGAAAGAAGCCATGTTAGAAGTAAAACATTCTCAGGAATTGCAAAAGCTATGGCATCACAATGGGGTGCTTTATAACCAACCGGGTAGAGATTTGACAGACACTTTTTTGTGTGATAGTCTTTTCACTCACTCACAAAATGTTCAAGGAGAACAACAATTATGACACACAATGACTTAAAAAAAGGTATGAAGGTTCAGCTAACATCTGTTCCTATGATTTCAGGAGCTTATCGAAGAGCTACTATAATGGATAATTTAAAAGGAATTACAAGAATGGTACGCGTTGAAGAAGAGAATGGATACTTTCCAGATATAGGCTCTGTTTATGTTAATGAGATACTATTTGCTTTGTATGATAATGATATGCCTGAACCAATAGATGTTTCAGAAGCACATCAGAAAAAAATAGATATACTTACAAAATTACATTGGGGGTAAAATATGTATAAATTATTAACAGTAGGTGGCAATCCTAAACTTATCAAAGGAGATAAAATACAAGATAAATATCTTAATGCAGTCATGCATTTTAGACCTATCAGTTCAAAGATATGTCCTTTTCAAATAAAAGCGGGCTGCAAAGAAGCTTGTTTAAATACTGCCGGGCGTGGTGGTATATTCAAAAAGGGAGAAAATACTAATAGAATACAAGATGCTAGACAACGAAGGACTGATATGTTTTTAAACGATTACGATAATTTCATGGCTTTATTGATAATAGAAATTACAAAGTTTAGTAATTACTGTTATAAAAAAGACAGAATGCCTTGTGTTAGATTAAATGGAACTAGTGATATACAGTGGGAATATAAAATTCATAATGAGAAAAACATTTTTGAACATTTTCCAGATGTACAATTTTATGACTATACTAAAATACCTACAAGAAAAACAGCACACATTAAGAATTATCACTTAACCTGGAGTTATAGTGAAGCTAACAAAAGTTATTCTGATTGGTTTGATAAAATAGCACACAATATAGCAGTAGTTTTTAGTGGAGAAATGCCTTTATTATTTAAAGGTTTAAAAGTTATCAGCGGGGACACTCATGATATGAGATTTTTAGACGAACCAAATGTGGTAATAGGTCTGAAAGCAAAGGGTAAAGCAAAAAAGGATTTGTCTGGATTTGTTATACATAATAATAATATAATAGCTACAAGCTAGGAGAACTAATGAAGATAAATAAAGTATTAAAATTACAAGAAGTAATTGAAGAAAATAAAACACCTTATGATTTACATAAGATATATCAATACTTTTCTAAAAGTGAGAGAGAATGGGTTGATGTAGGAGACATGCACCTCACCCACTTTTTAAGAGCAGCATTTAAATATATGCCAGAAGATATTATGTATGCTAGGTATGAAGATGATAATGTAAATATTATAAATCATTTAAACGATAATTGGAGAAGAGTATGAGTCATTACATAACTGACCAACAACTTGAAAAAGTTGTAGAAGACATTGCAGAACTACAAGAAGAAAATATATTAGTCATAAGAAAAGAACTTGAAGATGATTTATTAGATTATATATCTGATAACTATTCTTCGTATCCTGAATTAGATATAAAAGAATTTATAATTATGTACCTATCAAAAAATAGTCATTACATAACTACTTCTAAAGATATAAATAATATGGCTAGTTATTACGATAACTCCGGCTTTAACATAGCCAATAAAATTTTGGAGAGCTACATCAAATGAGTATATTCAATATTAAGACTTTTAAAGATAAACAATTTCCTCGTAAACACTTTCATCATATAATTATATTAGGTTTGAAATTTAGGATAGCTGTTAATACCAGGGGCTATAAAAAATATGGAACTTATAAAACTTCTAGAGGTAGAGTTATAAATGTTGGAAGAAAATATATTTGTTTTATGTTAAACAGAGGAGATACAAAATGAGTAAAGATATGAAAGAATTTAACGAAGCTTTAAAAGAAAAATTAGAAGACACGTTCGGTAAAGAATATGTCAACAACAAAATAGTTATCATGGGATTAGATGATGACAAGGAGGAAGACGATGATTAAAGAAATATTAGAAGACTTAGTAATGGTTGAAGATGATTTATATAAACATATTGATGCTAACAAATACACATCAGAGGGTTTAAATGATACAGCTTTTATGGTAAGTGTAGCCATGGATAAATTAAAAGAACTTCAAGAAAGAATAAACATTTTACAAAAGGAGAAGTGGGTATGAAACAAAATATAATAATATTATTATTAATTCTCAGTGTTGTAATGCTAACTAGTTATGTAACTATAAATCATAGCAAAACAACAGAAGGAATTAGCAGACAGCTTTATAAATTAAAACAAGAACAGACAGAAGTATCTAACAAATTAAATATTTTATTTGAAAACGATAGTGCTTTAAACAATACTATTACTTATCAAGAAAATGTTTTAAATGAAAAGATAGATTTAAGAGTTAAAGAATTAATAAATAATGATTTAATATTAACAAAAGAACTAATGTCTTTATCTGATATTCAAGAAGAACAAGCACAAAAATTATTGCAAGTTGAAGAAGAATACTCAGCCACCGGAGGTCTTGGAGTTTTAACAGGAGAATTATTTTTAAGTCAAAAGAATGAAGAGAATATTATAGAAGTAATTAAAGAAGATGAGCCTGTTGAACAGCCCATAATAATTGAAGAAGCTATATTATATTCTTGTCCTAAGCCTGATTGGTCTGTTGATTTTGGGAAGTTTGTTAATAAAATATCTTTTAATAGGACTACCAGGTTTAGTGTTACTTATGATATAAAAGAAGGTGCTTTAACTAACATAGTTTTTTCTAAAAATGTTAGCAGTAAATTAAATAAAGCAGTAGTAAAGTTTTTAAATGCAGCAATTAGCAAAGAAAATAATGTAACTACTTGTAGTATACCTTTTGCTATTGAGGTATGATATGTTATATAACACAATAAGTTTAATAATAATTTTATTATTTATGTTATATTGTTTATATGGTGTAGCACTATTACTTAAAGATAAAGAAAAGGATAATTAAAAATGGCACTTAGAGATTTACAAAATAAAAATCAAATATATCTTACCTTAACTGAGTATATGACATTCAATGAATTAATAATGGGTAATCCAGATTTAATAGAAGGTTATATTGTTCAATATTTAAAAGATGATAAGTTTGAAATAACATTAGATGAAGATAGCAGCATAACCCCGGCAGATATATTGCTTGCAATTCACCAAGAAAGAGATTAGAATAGTTTTTTAACCAAGCCAAAACCAAAGGAGGTTTAATATGGCGATACTAGAAGGAGATGCCTATTGGGTGTCAGCAACCAACCCCAACACTACATTCGAGCCTGTGTGGACAGTCGATTTAGTAGTGGAGGATACTGTAGCAGATGATTTACTAGCTCGTGGATTTAAGGTCAAAGACCTGACAATCGGAGACGAGTCTGTAGGTAGAGCTATTACTATTAAAAGAAAAGTCAACGGACCAAATGGAATGATAAGGAAAGCACCTAAGCTTTTTGATTCTTCTAAAGTTCCTATGGACGAGTTAATAGGTAATGGTTCAAGAGTTAAAGTACAATACAACGAGTGGGAAACTACTAATAAGTATGGTGCTTTTAAAGGTTTAGACTTTCAAGCAATGCAAGTCTTAAATTTAATATCTTATAAAGCTGGAGATGGGGATGAGTTCGAATCCATTGAAGGTGGAGAGGAATTTTAATATGATTATTACTATAACCAAAGATGATGGACAGGTGGTGTATGATACTACCTTGATTGAAGATGACCAGGCTAGAGGCAACGCAAATATTTCTATTAGTAAAATAGGAACACTTAATGTTTTAGTTGAAGCCCTTAACTTTGCATCGCAAACACATCAAAATAATCTTGAATTACTTTTACAAAATTCTGAAGAAGCTGTTGTAGAACAAGATGAAAGTAATGATGAAACAAACGAGACTAAAGAAGAAGGAGATACAGAAGAAGATTCTTAGTTTTTTATATCCCCCGGTGTTATGTATAGAGCTATCAACTAAGTTGTTCTCCAAGGCTTTATACTTAACACCTTTTTAGTTTATAGGAGAATAAATTAAATGAAAGCAGATTTAAAATTTACAGAGTATCATTTACCTTGCCCAAAGTGTAATAGTAGTGATGCTGTATCAGTAAACGAAGATGGTTCAGCTAAATGTTTTAGTTGTCAAGCCTTCTTTCCAGACTACAAACAAAACAAAGCTGTAGTTAAAACCCAACCCAAGTATACTAAAAATCTTAATACACATGGCGGCTCTTTTGGTCAGCTAAGTGATAGGAATATTAGTGTAGACACGGCTAAGAAATATGGCGTGAAGGTTGTCTATGATTCTCAAGGGAGAATAGCCCAACACATTTATCCTTTGTATATACACAATGAATTAACAGCTAACAAGGTTAGATATGTTAGAGATAAAAGATTTATTTTTGAAGGTTCACCTACAGGCACAGGTTTGTTTGGTCAGAATCTTTTTAAAGAAGGAGGTAAGTACTTAACTATAACTGAGGGAGAATGTGATGCCATGGCAGCCTATGAATTATTAGGTAGTAAATGGGCAGTTGTTTCAATTAAGAGAGGAGCAGGCAGTGCAGTAAAAGATATTAAAGAAAACTTAGAATATGTAGAGAGCTTTGATAATATTGTAATATGTTTTGATACTGACTCAGCCGGAGAGGAAGCAGCCAAAGCTGTAGCAACAATCTTAAAACCTGGTAAAGCTAAGATAGTTACTTTACCTACTGGATATAAAGATGCGAATGATATGCTTAATAAAAAACAATACGAGCAATTTACTCGTTCTTGGTGGGACGCAAAGCTTTACACACCTAGTGGAATAATAAGAGTATCAGAAAAGAAAGAACAATTCTTTAATAGAGAAAAGAAAGAAAGCGTAGAGTATCCTTGGGCTGGTTTAAATAAAAAACTATATGGCATGAGACAAGGAGAGCTTGTTACTCTTACAGGCGGAACTGGACTTGGTAAATCTAGTATTACTAGAGAGCTAGAGCATTGGATTATAAATCAAACTGAAGACAACGTGGGTATCATAGCTTTAGAGGAGGATTGGAAGAGAACTGTTGATGGCGTTCTCTCTATTGAAGCTGACGCTAGACTTTACATAGACCACATAAGAGATGACTTTGATAGGGAAACATTAGAGTTTATGTATGATAAAACTTTTAGTAACGATAGAGTTTTTGTTCATGCACATTTTGGAACTAACGATATTGAAGCTATCTTTGCTAAGTTAAGATATCTTATAGTAGGGTGTGATTGCAAGTGGGTCGTTGTTGACCATTTACATATGCTAGTTTCTTCTTTAGCAGAAGGAGATGAGAGACGAGCTATTGATAATATAATGACTAGACTAAGAAGCATGGTCGAAGAGACAGGTGCAGGTATCATTTTAGTTTCACACTTGCGTAGAGTTGATGGTAACAAAGGACACGAGAATGGTATAGAGGTTTCACTATCTCATCTACGTGGCTCAAATAGTATTGCACAGCTTTCAGATTGTGTTATAGCACTAGAAAGAAATCAACAATCAGATGATGAACTTGAATCCAGGACTACTAAACTTAGAGTATTAAAGTCTAGATATACAGGGGATGTAGGTCTAGCTACTTCTTTGATTTATAATATTGAAACAGGAAGATTAGCAGAGATAGACCTAAGTGAGCTAGAAGCTGATGACGGAGGTATGCCATTTTGAAATTAGTATTTGATATAGAAACAGATGATTTAAAAGCTACTAAAATATGGTGCATAGTTGCTATAGATGAAGATAACATAGTACATAGTTTTAAACCACATGAAATAGAAAAAGGTATTAAATATTTACAAACTGCTGATACTTTAATAGGACACAACATTATAGGATTTGATATTCCGGTTATAGAAAAACTTACAGGAATAGATTTATATGATACTTGTAAAGTAATAGACACTTTAGTTATATCAAGATTAGTTATTCCACATAGAGAAGGAGGACACAGTTTAAAATCTTATGGTCATAAATTAAAATGTCTTAAAGGAAATTCACCAGAAGACTTTACAGAATACAATCAAGAGATGTTAGATTACTGTATTCAAGATGTAAGATTAAATAAAAAACTTTATCATCACTTGAGACAAGAAGCTAAAGGATTTTCAAACGAATCTGTTGAGCTTGAACATGGCGTTGCTAAGATACTAAATCAACAAAGAGAAGACGGTTTTAAATTTGACGAGAAAGCTGCAATGATTCTTTTAAGTTCTTTAAACAAAAGAAAGAGAGAGGTAGAAGATGAAGTTCACAATACTTTTAAACCTAAGTGGGTAGATAAAAAAGAAGTTACTCCTAAATTTAAAAAAGATAATACTTTATCTAAACAAGGATTAACAAATATAGAATACGAAGAAATTTTAGAAAGTAAAAATTATAATACTTTTATGCGTAAAGAATTAATAGAATTTAATTTAGGTTCAAGAAAACAAATAGGAGAATACCTTATTGATTTTGGTTGGAAGCCAAATAGATTTACACCAACAGGACAACCTATTGTAGATGAGGCTACTTTAAAAAAAATAAATCATATACATGAAGCTAATCTAATAGCAGAGTTTTTATTACTACAAAAAAGAGTAGCCCAGATTCAATCGTGGGTAGAAGCTTTAGGAGAAGATGGAAGAGTACATGGTTTTGTTATAACTAACGGTGCTATCACCGGAAGAATGACACATAGAAATCCAAACATGGCACAAGTTCCTAGCATTCATAATCCTTATGGTAAACAGTGTAGAGGATGTTGGATTGTAGATGATGGAAACAAACTTGTAGGTATAGATGCAAGTCAATTAGAACTAAGATTGTTAGCACACTATATGGCTGATAAGGATTATATAAATGAAATTATTAACGGAGACATTCATACAGCTAACCAAAACCTTGCTGGACTTGAATCAAGAGACCAGGCAAAGACATTCATCTATGCACTTATATACGGAGCAGGAGATGAAAAAATTGGAAGTATTGTTAAAGGAAACAGAACAGACGGTAAAAGATTGCGAGACCGCTTTCTCGCTAGTAGCCCTGCATTTAAATCTCTTAAAACAAGAGTTGATGGAGCAGCAGAGAAAGGATATTTAAAAGGGTTAGATGGTAGAAGAATAAAGTTAAGACATAAACACGCTGCTTTAAATACTTTACTACAAGGTGGTGGTGCTTTTGTAATGAAAAGAGCTTTGATTATGTTGGATAGTCTGTTAAGATTAAACTCTATTCCTTTTAAATTTGTAGCTAACATACACGATGAGTGGCAAGTAGAAACAAAAGAAATACATGCAGAGTTTGTCGGAGAAACAGCAGTTCAATCTATAAGAGACACCGCTGATTATTATAAAATGAGGTGTCCTTTAGACGCTGAATATAACATAGGAGATAATTGGAGTGAAACCCATTAAAAAAGATAGAAAAAAGTTTGACCTAGATTTAGAATACGGAGAAATTAGAGAAGAAAAAATAGCAAAGATGTTAACTGGTAAAAAAATAGAAGTTAAATCAGAACGCGGTATGTGGATGAAGACAGGTAACATATGTATAGAGTATCAATCTTACGGTAAACCTTCAGGTATTAGAGCAACTGAATCAGACTATTGGTTTCATAACCTATGTGTAGGTGATAAAGAATTTTGTACTTTAGTTTTTGATACTGAAATGTTAAAGACTATTGTAGATGATTTGGATACTTTTAAAACTGTATCCGGAGGAGACAACAACGCTAGTCGTATGTTTTTAGTTAACTTACAAAAGTTATTTTCTAGTGATGTTATTAAAGCATTCAAGGATAAATTAGATGACAAAGAATAAACAGCTTGACACATTGGTTAGCGACATATATAATATTATATCAGCTCTTCCAAATAATAAACCTATTGAGATTACAGATGAACAATTAGATTTGTTTGGAAAAGAAATGGCTCAAGCTTTAAAACATTGGGCAACTCCTCAAGTTGTTAGTCCTAAAGGAAAACCTGGTTTAAGAATGTCTAATATAGGTAAACCTAGCAGACAACTTTGGTTTGATAATAATTCAGAAGTAGTTAAAGAACAATTTAGACCTCCTAGTTTATATATTAAATTTTTATACGGACACTTACTTGAAGTGTTGGTTTTATTCTTTGTTAAACTATCGGGTCATTCTATAGACTCTGAACAAAAACAAATTACAGTTAGTGGTATTAAAGGACATATGGATTGTAAGATTGATGGAGAAGTTATAGATGTTAAGACAGCTTCTGGTTATGCTTTTAAAAAGTTTCAAGATGGTAGCCTTGCAGAGAATGATGCCTTTGGATATCTTTCTCAGTTAGCCGGTTATGAAGAGGCAGAGAAGACTTCTAAAGGAGGCTTCTTGGTTATGAACAAAGAGACTGGAGAATTAGTTTTACATAGACCAGAAGAGTTAGATAAACCTAACATTAAAAATAGAATTAAAAATATTAAAAAAGATATGAAGAGTAAAACTCCTCCTCCTTTTTGTTATGAACCAGTCGCAGAAGGTAAGAGTGGTAATATGAAACTTCCTAGAGATTGTAATTGGTGTTCACATAAGTTTGAATGTCATAAAGATTCTAATAATGGAGAAGGACTAAGAGTATTTAAGTATGCTAAAGGTAATGTATATTTAACTAAGGTAGATAAAATACCTAATGTAGAGGAAGTGTTTGTATGAATGGAAGAAAAACAAAATTAATAAGAAAACAAACTTTAAATATTTTATATCTTTGGGTTAAAAGTTTAGTACCAAAAGAAGAATCAGATAAAATGAAACCAGAAGAAGTATTTAAAATGTTACCCGTAGAAACTCATATCTTTTCTAATGGTCAATTAAGATTGTCAGCTTTTTCTTTTAAATGGATTAATAAAAAAATTAAAAAGTTTCATCTTTTAAATAAAAATAAAAAGATTTCTGAAATTGTTTTAAGCGACATACATAATGGGTAGAAGAATACCTAGAAAACCTAGACCTAAAAAAATAAATGTTCCTAAAGGTTATGATAGTATGTGGGAAGTTACTTTACATGAAACAATATTACAAGATTGGAAACATCATTGGGATAATATTTCTTACACTGTACATCATAAATATGAACCGGACTTTGTTAAAACATTAAATGATAAAACAATTTTACTTGAGGCTAAAGGAAGATTCTGGGACTACAATGAATATAGTAAATACATACATGTAAGAACTGCTTTGCCTAAAAACTATGAGTTAGTTTTTCTTTTTCAAAAACCTTTTTCCCCTATGCCTGGAGCAAAAGTTAGAAGGAACGGAACTAAAAGAACTCACGCTGAATGGGCTGAAACAAATAATTTTAAATGGTATAGCGAAGATACATTACCAAAGGAATGGAGAAACGATGAATTATAAATTCAATGAAGATGAAACAATAAAACAAATACAAAGATATGTAGATAAAACTTATGAACAACT